CTCTCCGTTTTTTTATTCAGTTGTATCACTTGGTGTAAAAATTGGTTCCCCATCACTTTCAAGATCAAATTCCAATGGCTGTACGTCCGTGGATGCTCCACCTACCCAGTTTGTAACCTTTACAACACAGTTCATTTCTAGCTTGTCACCGTTAGGAAAATCAATAGACATTTTTGAACAACAATTACGTCCGTTTTTTAATGCTAAACCAGCTACGTAGTCATTACCATCATCTCCATAACTTCTTTTGCCGGATAAAGAAATTGTTAATGCTTTTGCCGTAACTAATAGTTTTCTCCATCCTTTTGCTTCCATGGGATTCCATTCTTGTGTATCAGATGTAACTGACATTGAAAAATTATCCATTTCTGCAATATTTTTCATATCTGCATCGGCAGATGTTTCTCCTTTAGTACCAATTTTAAATACTAAATCATAAACTGGAAATACTCCAGTTGTAAATGTAGCCATTATAGCCACCTACCTTTCTTCATATAAATCGAACTCAAAAGAATATTCATACACACCTTTTTCATCTGTTCCTAACCAAATAGGCCCATTAAAATGAGTGATAACAAATATTCTCTTTTCGTTCATTAAAAAAGACCTCTCATCAAAGAAGTCATAAATTTCTTTAGCTTTTTGCTCTGCTAATGATTGATTTTTTGTGTATCTTAATAAAATAGTAATAGGAATTAAATTATATTTAGCATTCTGTTTTCCACCAACACGATTTATTTTTGAAATTTCTCTTTTAGATGGATAAAAGCATATTGCTTTTTCTTGATTATTATCAATCTTTCCTATTGATATCGATTCGTTCCATAGAAACGCTTCTTTAAAATAATCTTTAATATTTACTAATGACATTTTCCATCTCCTTACGAACCATTTGAGTAAAGGTTATTTGAGGCATTTTTCCCTTCTTTCCGTTAGGTAAATAGGGTTCAAACCATAAGCCTCCTGCATTTGGATTCTTATCTTTTCGGAAATTATACTCAGGATGAAAATATAATCGTCTAGGATAAGGTAAATTCGTATGCATTATTCGCACTATCCCACGTTTCATATTTCCTTTAAATACAAAGATGTTTCTTTGTAATTCTCCAGTATCTCCATGAGGTAAGGTTTGAGATTTTTGTAAATCAGACTTTATAGCATCACATGTTTTTATCTGCGCTCTTTGAAAAATCTCATTCATAGCCGATATGTGATTTTGATTAATTCTACTTGTAACTTTCATTACATCAAATCAAACTCAGTCATGAAAACTGATCCATCTGGATTTCTTGGACGATATCCTACATAAATTTCATACTTTCTTCCGCTAATAACCACTGATCCACTTGCGATTGACTTTAAACTAGGAGCAATATCTCCTTCGATTGCTATTTTTCCAGTTAAATCTATCCTCTTACCATCTTCATCTATAATACGTTTTGACTTTTCAGAAAAAATACATTTACCTTCTGTTTTAAGTGCAACTAATGGTTCTCCTTCTTCAGAAATACCTTCTTGTTCTAATTCAAGCTTAAAGTCAGTATTTGCTAATTGTTTAGGAAACTTCAACTTCTTTACACCTAACGCCATCTAAAATTATTAGTACAAAGCCCAGTTTTTTGTAACTGATCTAACGCAAAGTCAGACATATGTAATTTTTGCGCTTTTGATTGACTATTCTTATCTACTGATATAGAAATATCTAATACGCTATAACTACTTACATCATTTTCTTCTGTACCATTCTCCTCAATAAATTTTATTTGATGAAACATTGCTAATTTAATCTTTTCTTTTTGAAAATCAGTTAATTTATCAAATCCTAACGCAACTATCCTATTATGAGTTACACTATTAATTTTTTCTTTTGCTAGAACATAATTATTTTTAAAATCTTCAGGAATATCTTCTAATTCCCAATACTTTGCATAATCTGATCTAGTAATATAGAGATCATTCATTTTGAATACCTCCTTTTATTTTTGCTCTTGTTTATTATTCTCTTGAACAATAGTATTTTCTTTATTTTTCTTAGCTTCTTTACTTTCTTTTTTATCAACAATTTCTTTATAATCAGAGTTCTTGCGAAGCATAACAATATTTTCTTCTGTTAAAACTTCGCATACTCTACCATTTTTATGTTTAAATAAAGCCATTACGCAGTTTCTTCAACTAAGAATTGAATTGCATCATGTTTTTTATTATAGATAAACATATCTTCAAAAGACTCTTCGAAGTATACATATTTACCTTGTGACAATGCACTTGGACTTTCTAATTGAGCAAATTCATATGAAATTGCTGGAATAATAGCACTTAAATGTACTAACATCATTTTTACATCTTTGGCATCTGCCGATACTTCAAAACCATCATCTTCTTTGAATGTGAAAGATGTTTTCATAAGAGTTGTTGGAACAGATACAATTTCAACTTCATCGATACGAGAAACTGTACGTCCTAATACTTTATTACCACTAGTACGAACTACATCCTTAGCAGTATCAATAAGAGTTTTTGTATAAGTATCAACGTAAAGAATACGTCCTGATGCAGGAACCCTTTCTTCGTCCATTTTATCCATTAGAACATCAAATTCAGTTAATACATTTTGAGCAGTAATATAGCCTTTTGCCTTTGCTTCAATTACTTCAATTTCATTTTTTAATGAATAAACTGCATTGATTGCTTCAGCATCCATTTCTGGGAATTTTTGTTCTTCATTCATTGTCTTTGTGATATTTTGAATTGATGCTACTTTATTTGTCTCATCAATATCACGAGGATGTACTAATGTATCCCAAGTTCTATGATTTTTTAAAGTTTTTGGCTCCCATTCATTATCAAAATTTCTTCCAAAAGTCCCGATAGTATCACGATTACCATTTTTACGTCCTTTTACCTTTAAACTAGGTAATTGAATTGTATTGCTATTTAAGAATTTTACATCTTCTTTGGTTGCAGTCCACAAAGCCCCAAAATATAGTGTATAAGGATAAGCTTGTGCTAATGCTTGACTATATTCAGTTGCGTAATTTAATTTTGCCATTTTTATCTCTCCTTCCAAATAAAAAACACTATTTTCTAGTGTTTACGTACCCCAGTAAAACCAAAATTAAATAACTCTCCACTGGAATTTTTTGTATCAGATCCGTCTGCTCCAACTTTTAAATCTGCAGCATTTTCACTTTTAGTTTTTAATGCTGGGACATCATCTAATACTTGTTGTAAAGCTGTTTTAATTAACTCATTATTGATATTTCCTTGTTCATCAACAACCTTGCTGAAATCTGCTAACTTCGAAACATAAGGAATATTTTTTGTATCAATTCCTAATTCTAAAGCTTGCATAATTGCTTCTTTTTCTATATTAGATTGCAAAGTAGCCTTATTAGCAGTTGCTAATTGATCTTTCAAGGCATTGTTATCAATAACTTGCTGCTTATTATTTTCTTCTTTTTGAGTTTTGAAGGTTTTTATGGCTTGATTCATTTCCTCTGCACTTAAACCTTGGCTCTGAAAATAACTTTTTAAAACACTTTCTTCAGTCTTGGCATTTCTACTATCAATCATTCCTTGTATCTTTTCGTAATCAATACCAGATGTTTGAGTAGATCCTTGACTATTATTTTGAACTCCGTTTTGTGTGGCTTGAGTTCCTTCGCCATTTCCTTCATCAGCAAACAATTGCAAAAATAAAGGCATGAATTTTTGATTATTCTTCATAATCTCCTCCTTTTTAAAGTCTTGAATGACTATTCTCCAGCTTTTTATGTCTTCGGGGTTTGGACATACGAAAAAAGAACATATTACTATGTTCCATAAAATTGGTTGCAGGAGTTGGAATCGAACCAACATTAACAGCAAGGTTGACTGTCATTCTTCCATTAAACTATCCTGCCATATAAAAAAGCGCCATTAGCACTTTATATTTCTTCTTCATCAAAATCATCTAGAGGTATATTTCCATCAATCATCAAAACACTTTTTAGATATTTTTCATCAACTTCAACAAGCTTTAATAAATGTTGTTTCATTTCTGGATCTTCTAAAATTTCATGATATAATTCATTTCTTTTTTGATACAAAATCTTTTGTTCAAAAATTTCTAATTCATCGTCATTTTTTAATTTTAAAAATTCTTCTTTCATTTTTTATCAATCACTTTCTTTATAAAAGAATACAACACTTTATCCTTTTTTTCTAATAATTTTGGATTTTTATAATAATACTTTACTCCTTCTGAAAAATACTCTTGAGCATATTCTAAATTTAGTTTTCCAAGCAAATTAAAACCACCATTATATATTCTGGTTTGATATCTGCTTATAAAATCAGAATAATCCTTTAACACATAATATTTTCCACCTGCTTTTGACCTTATCTTCATGAAATCTTTTCTGGTATATTTTTTGAATTTATTCAAAATTATTTTATCGTACACAATTTGTTCTTCTTTAGTAAAATTCCACTGTAATCTATGTGCAAGTTCATGGATCAAACTATATTCATCTGATAATGTACCTAAACTAATATTTCCTGTTTCTAAGTCAAAACAACTATGTTTTTCTTTTATTGAATTTATTTTTGCACCTTTAGTTCTTTCATAAAATGTTTCAGATATCATCATTCTGGTATTTTTTACAACTTCATTCAATTCTTTTTTGCGTTCCCAGTGTTGTTTTTGATCCTCATATAATCTAATATTATCTTCATCTAAAGAACCTGTTATTAATCTTTCGCATCTATGAATATTATTGTTAATCCAGTTCAATTTTTCTTGATATTGTTGCATTGTCTTTTCAGTCGGGCCATGTTCATCAAATTCTATATCATCCATATCCTTATAGTATGTTGGCAATGAATGTTCACATCTTGGATGAAAGAAACCTTGTGCCATTGCTTCACTTAACAGAGGATATTTACCATCTTTTTTACTTCCACCAGAATAAACGTCATCTATAAGAACTTTACCTTCCCATTTAGCACATTTTTCACACGCAGTATTATGTCTTGTGGGTCTTACTAGATGTTCTCCTATTTCTTGTCGAAACTGACCTTCTCCAATCAATTGGGCTCTAGTATTAGCAGTTCTAACAGCCATTTCACAGTAGCTTGCAATATTTACTCTCGCACCATTCTTATATTCTATACAGTTAATACCAGCAGTTAAAAAATCTTTTGTTGCCATATCTATTGCTTTCGTCGGAG